TAAAAGATATTTCTAGATTAGTTGCAAGTGAGAACTTACCTGTTACTTGGACAACACCTTTAGGTCTTCCAGTTCAAATGATGTGTTACAAAAAAGAAAGTAAAAGAGTTAAGACTAAAATGGGTGATAGTATTTTAAAGTTATCTATCCAATCTGATACTGATGAAATTGATAGAAGAAAAACTGCACAATCTATATGCCCAAATTTTTGTCACAGTTTAGATGCAAGTCTACTTCAGTTGGCAGTAGTTAAGGCACACAAAGAAGGTGTAACAAACTTTAGTTTAATACATGATAGCTTTGGTTCTGTTGCTCCTGATACAGCTCAATTAAGTAAATCAATAAGAGAAGCCTTCTGTGAAATTTATAAGACTGATGTTTTATTAAACTTTGCAGTTGAGATGAAAGCTATGTGTTCAAATAAGAACCAAGCTAAATTTCCTAATATCCCAGAAAAAGGAAGTCTTGATTTAGAGCAAGTAAAACAATCGGTCTTTTTCTGTGTTTAGACCTATGCACATGTGTTTGATTGAGTGCCACTTATGGCAACATAAACCTCAAACTTAAAAGGAGTACAATATGAACGATGCCAAAATTAGTGCTATGGGTGAAGCAATTTATCCACACTTAAATAAACCTGACGTTAAATTTAGCGAAGCAGGTGAGTATAAGGTCACTTTAAAAGTGAAAAAATCAGACGCATCAAAGATGCTTGGTGAGTACAAACAAGCAATAGATGACAGTCTTATAAAAGCTGAAAAAGAGAATAAGGGAAAGACAATAAAGTCTGCACCTATTCCTTATACAGAAGAAGGCGATTACGTTTTCTTTAAATACAAACTGAAAGCCACAGGTACAAACTTTAAAACAAAAGAAAAGTTTTCACAAAGACCTGCACTTTTTGATGCCAAGAATAATCCTATCGATACATCGACATTGATATGGGGTGGTTCAAAAATGAAGATTGCTTATTCACTTGTTCCATATTTCACACCAATGCTTGGTGCAGGAATTACTGCAAGAATAAAAGCTGTCCAAGTTATTGAACTTGTCGAAGGCAAACAAATGAACCTCTTTGATAAAGAAGATGGTTACGAAGCTAAATCAGAAAGTACAAATGAAATACCGACAGAAGTTCAAGCGAATAAAGATTTCTGATAAAGTAGTTCTTAAATCAGGTTTGGAAGAAGTTGTTTATAACCATTTAATTGAGAATAAATGCTCTTTTAAATATGAAGGTATAAAGATTACTTACTTCCAACCTGAACAAAAAAGAACGTACACACCAGACTTTGTTTTCCCCACAATAATAGTTGAGACTAAAGGTGCTTTTAATAGTGCCGATAGAAAGAAGATGAAAACAATTAAGAAACAAAATCCTAAAATGGATATTCGTTTTGTTTTCTCAAATGCAAGAACCAAGATTGGTAAGAAATCAAAAACTACGTATGGCGACTGGTGTAATTTATTTGATTTTAAATTTCACTGTATTCAAACAACAAAAGAAACCTTCCCCAAAGAATGGTTAAAAGAAATTAAGGATTTACAAAAATGAGACAAGAAACAACTTACATCGTAATTCATTGTTCACAGACTAGACCTAGTCAGGACATTGGTGCGAAAGAAATTGACAAATGGCATAGACAAAATGGTTGGCTAAAAATCGGTTATGGAAAAGTAATCAGAAGAAATGGTGAAGTAGAACAAGGTAGAGGTGATGATGAAGTTCAAGCACATGTACGTGGCTACAACCATACAAGTTTTGGTCTAGCTTTAGTTGGTGGTGCAGAAGAAGATAATTGGAAAGCACCAGAAGATAATTTTACTTCTGAACAATGGGAAAGTTTAAAAAAAGTTTTAGAAGAATTAGTTATCAAATATCCAAACGCAAGGATTGTTGGTCACTATGAATTAGATGAACACAAAACTTGTCCTAACTTTAGTGTGCGTGAGTATTTACTTAACGAAGATATTAAAGGTTACAAATTCCAAGATGGCTTGACAGATGATAGCGACCTTCAGGAGTTAGTGGACAATGAACCACAAGACTGAAGACAAATTTCTCTTTCACTCACCTTGTGAAAATTGTGGTAGCCGAGACAATCTCGCTAATTACGAGAACCATACTTATTGTTTCGGTTGCCATAAGCATCAGAGAACTAATGGCGACTTACCAGAAATAACTAAAGAAATAAAAAATACAAATATGATTACAGGATTTATAGAACCACTTATTAAAAGAGGTATTAACGAAGAAACATGTAGAGTGTTTAATTATGAACAGGGTGAATACAATGGAAAGCCTTGTCATATTGCAAATTACTATGACAAAAACTACGACAAGGTTGCACAGAAATTAAGATTTGCAGACAAGTCTTTCAAATGGATTGGTGACACAGATAAGATTACCTTGTTTGGTCAGAACCTTTGGAGAGATGGTGGTAGAACATTAGTCATTACAGAAGGTGAGATTGATGCAATGTCAGTATCACTGGTTAATAATAACAAGTATCCAGTTGTTTCTATTCCATCAGGTACAGCTTCAGCAAAAAAATACATCAAAAGGGAGATGGAGTGGATTTCCAAGTTTGAGAAAATTATCCTAATGATGGATAATGATATTGCAGGGAACAAGGCTTCTCTTGAATGTGCATCTTTATTACCAGTTAAAAAAGTATTCATATCTAAACTACAAGGCAAAGATGCTAACGAATTATTACAAGCAGGAAAGAAAACTAAAATAGTTGATGCAATCTTTGAAGCTAAAGCATTTACACCACAAGGTATTATTCAAGGAAACGATACAAAAGATTTATTATTAAATGATGTTTATGCAGAAACTATTCCTTATCACTGGAATGGTTTAAATGAAAAATTAGGTGGAATAAGATTAGGCGAACTAAATTTAATATGTGCAGGTAGTGGAACTGGAAAGTCACAGGTTTGCAGAGAAATTGCTTATGACCTTGTTAAAAATAAACATAAGGTTGGTTACATTGCTTTAGAAGAAAGTGTTAAGAGAAGTGTAAGAGGTATTGTCTCTGTTGGTTTAAATAAACTAATTCACATTCCTGAAGTTAAGAAAGATATTCCTGAAGAAACAATTTTAAAAGAGTGGAGTAAGATAAAAGATTATATTTGTTTTTATGACCATTGGGGTTCAGCTTCTTCTGACGACTTATTAAATAAAATTAGATACATGGTAAAAGGATTGGATTGCAAAGTTATTTTCCTAGACCATATCTCAATAGTTATATCAGGTCTTGCAGAAGGTGATGAGAGAAGACTAATCGATAATACGATGACGCAACTTCGACAACTTGTTGAAGAATTAAATATTGCAATGTTTGTTGTGTCTCATTTAAAAAGACCAGAAGGTAGAGGACATGAGGAAGGTACTCATACTTCATTATCTCATTTAAGAGGTTCAGCATCGTTAGGACAATTATCAGATGCAGTAATTGGTTTTGAAAGAAACCAACAATCAGAAACAGAAGCAAATGTTTTAAGTTGTAGAATATTAAAGAATAGATTTTCTGGTGATACTGGAATTGCAACTACTTTAATTTACAATAAAGAAACTGGAAGACTTGCAGAAGGTAACTTTGATGAATGATGCACTTCTTACTAAATTCATTTTAAGTTTTCTTGTAGACAAACCTGACTACGTAGAACTTGATATTGATAATCAGCAATTAATTTTTCAAACATGTAAAACAATTATGACTGCAATTTATAATGCAATCAAATTTGAAAATGTTCACCCAGTAATAATGTGTGGTGATGTTGAAGCACAAGCAGTAATTAAAAGAGCATTGGAGAATGTCGGACACATACTTCCAAGCACCAAAAGAATAACAGTCCACTTAATACACTAATGAAACTTATAATAGATGTGGAGACCAATGGTTTCCTAGACAAGTTAGATAAAATTCATTGTATTGTTTTTAAGGATATAGATACGAATATTGTATACTCATATAATCCTGACAATCTTGAAGATGCTCTAGAGTTGCTGAAGAAAGCTACTTTATTAATAGGGCATAATATTACTGGGTTCGATATACCTGCAATTAAGAAAGTCTATAACTATGACTACAGAGGAGCTGTTTTTGATACTCTATTATGTTCAAGGTTAATATGGACTAATAGACAAGAACTAGACTTTAAACTTAAAGAAGTACCACCAAAACTAATAGGTAAACACTCATTAGAAAGTTGGGGCTATCGAGTTGGTTTACGTAAGGGAGACTTTAAAGAGAATAATACTTTTGATATTTGGACAAAGGAGATGCAGGATTACTGTGAACTTGATGTTGAAGTA